TCGATATCCTCGTATGGAATACGACCGTCGATGCCCCGGGGCTCCCCGCCTGTAGCGTTACCCAAAGCCCTAACCCAATCTACGATGCCATAGATCATTTCGACGGCGATAACTGCGCTGTCTTTTTCCTTTTTGACGACAATAGCCAAGAGGCTTTGGCATATTGCGGGGAAAAAGTCCCAGCCTACGACCTGACTGAGGGACTAAAGCGACTATCTCCAACCCCTAAAGTGGAACAAGAGGTTACCCATAGTCCGACTACTGAAGAGCTGGAGGAGATCTTTGCAGAGCCTGAGGAGACGGAAGAGGAAGACTCTGACTTAGAATCTAAAGTCCGCCAGCTGGTCACTACCCGCCTTTTAAGCCTAGTCGACACTCTGACAGAGGACGTGCTGTGGCTACTATGTACCCCAAATTCGCCTTCTAAGGGGGAATAGAGCTTGTTTACTGCGGTACACCTAAAAGTACTCAAGGCCATGCTGTACAGCCCCGCCGGAAGGGGTTCTAAGGTCATTGCTGGGGATGTGGGGCTTGGCATCAATAAGACCCAGGGGATCATAAATAACCTTAGGGACTTTGGGATGATTGAAACAAGAAGAGTTAGAGACCCTAACGGGACAATTCGTGGCGAAATAACGTTCACAGAACTGGGCTACCGTGCCGCGGCAATAGACAAGACGACTGCTGATGACAGTAGTCACTTAATAACTAATAACAGAAGTGACAGTAGTCATGTTATACAGTTAACCGAATATCTCGGCTACGCCGAGAAGGGGAAAGCGCGTATGGATTATTTCGAGTTTGAAGAAGATCGGCTAGCTGCGGCGGAGAAAGCCCGCGCGGAGAAGCACCGCGCCAAAGAGGAAGCCAACGCTAAGAAGGCTGAGGCGCAGCGCATGAAGAAGCGGGATACCGACCCCGCTAAGTGGACGATCACAGACACTGCCTTTGAGTTTGCTGAGCAGATGCACCAGATATGGCACGTTAAGCCTTGGAAGGTAACCACGAGCCGTTTTAGGGTTGCTCTGGCTAATTCTAGAAACGAGCACGGTACTACCGGACCTATCGAGAAGGTCATGATCGATTTGTACTTTCAGCAGATAAAGCACAATACTCAGATCAATGACCCTGAGCATATTTGGAAACGCTTTATCCAGCAGTACTATAGCCTCATGGTAGAGGCTCAACGCTTGATGATTACTCCAGAAGATGTTAAGAGGGCTAAAGAAAAGTCCATGAAGTCAAGAGAGAGGTTGCGCGATGTATAGTCTTGCAGACAAGGAAGTTGTAAAGCTTCGTCGTAGGCATTGGATCCAAGCTTCCAACATTCCTCAAGCTCGTATTGGTTGGCTCTTAGAGGATTGCTCAGAGGTAGAAGACGACGTCATGTCGGATGTAAAACTCTGGGTAAAGAAAGTCTTAGAGGGTAAAGTTATTCGGTCTATCGGTAGTAAAGACTGCGGTTTAGGTTTGATGCTTTGGGGAACCCCAGGACTTGGTAAAACAACTCTTGCACTTTCAATCATTCAAGAGATGATGATTAATTTTCCTATCGAAGCTTTCGATGTTCGTGAAGGTAACACTGTTATAACACCTTGTTACTTTTCTACATACAACGACATCCTTGATCTCAAGGGTCGTACTATGGAAGAGACCGTAAATGACTTAGATATTAATCTTTACAACGGTTTACTTGGCGAATGCCGTAACGATGCTTTCAATGTTCGTGTGCTCATTATAGACGACATTGGTAAAGAGCACGCTAGCTTAAGCGGTTGGCAAAAGAATATGCTTCATCATATTTTGAGGACACGCTTTAACAACGGATTGCCTACTATTGTTACCACTAACATTGAACTAGATGATTGGGCGGGTCTTTACGGTGATGCTACAGAGAGCTTTGCACACGAAGCATTTGTGTATCTACCGCTTGAATCTGGCGGGAAAGACCTACGCAAATGAAGGACTTTACTGTGAGTGATAAGCGCTTGCTTCAGATCTTTCTTCCTGAAGTAAAAGACTCTTATGAAATTTCAGAGGTCTACGCTGATGACGCGGGGGACTTATCCTGTAACTGTTCTACCTACGTTAAGCGTAAGTCCTGTAAGCATGTGCGACTCATTCAAGCTCGCGTAGACGCTAATGACGGTCGGTATGTCCCTGAGATTTTAAGAAGTGCATCCCAATCAGAGGCGGAGTTGGCAAAAACTTCTAATGATGCTTACAATCACTTCCTTAGAAGATACGGAAAAATAGAGGTTTACTAATGCGCAATGGGGATATAAGCAACGAGCTTCCCCGTAGAGTGCTGGTAGTTACTGATGTAATTACCGAAACGGAATTAGTAATTAAAAAGAAACTTAGATTTCTTAAAGTACCTGAATATAAAAAACACATACGTCGTGATGTGTTAAGTCGTTTTTACTTATACACAACCCACAGAGAAGTAACTTTAGAGTTAATCTCTTACGATCTAGACAGTCAAGAACTTGAGTCCTTCATGGATGCTATTGACAAGGCTGGGACTAATCCGTTTAGATACTTCTCTTCCTACGGATCAATAAATGATTTAATGGCTGAGCTACCTTACAGACCTGAGGTGGTTGGTGTTATAGATAAACCGGATAAACTGCTACGGTACGGACACTGGGGATTGGAGTTCAACCGACTATGAATAACGAAGCAAAGCTACTTAGTAAAGTAGTAGAGGATAGAAACCTTGGCGACATTCTTGAAAAGGGAATTACTGAATCTTGGTTTTCTGACCCACAGGATAAAAAGTTATTTCTTTTTTTAAGAGATCACTTTGTTAAGTACCAAGAAACTCCAAGCCTAGATGTAGTGAAAGAAAACTTTCCTACATATAAAACTTTGTCAGAGCAAGGGTCTCCAGTACAAGACTCTGTAGATTATTTAATTGATGACCTTGTAGCTAAGCGCCGTAAAAAGTTTATTTCAGATACTTTAGGAAGTGCTATCGACCACATTGATAGCCCTACTCCTGATCATGAATCCGCACTTCTTGCTTTACAAAAAGGCATACTAAAGCTTGAAGAGTCTGGTCTTAATAAGACCTCAGACATTGAAGTAACTAAGGCTGCTAAGAACGCGCGTGCTGAATATGAATTTAGAAAGACTAACCCGGGACTTCTAGGGTTACCTACAGGTTTTCCCACTATGGACATCGCTACCTCTGGATTACAACCTGAACAACTTATTGTGATTATTGCTCCACCTAAAACTGGTAAGTCAACCTTGGCTTTGCAGATTGCCATCACAGCTCACCTACAGAATAAGCGCCCACTTTTTATTTCTTTTGAGATGAGTAACAAAGAACAACTCAGCCGTTACTATGCTATGCGAGCTAAGATTTCTCATAAGCGACTTATGACTGGTTCCCTTACTCCTGAAGAAGAGGCTCGGTTCTACACAATCTCTAGAGGTATTGAAGCCATGAAGGAAGAACTTTGGTTTTCAGGATCAGCTGAAGGTCAAACTGTCAGTGCCATTGCCAGCAAGATTCAAGCAAAGCAACCAGACATTGTGTTTATCGATGGAACATACTTGATGATTGATGAGCAGACAGGTGAATCAAACACTCCTCAAGCGATCACTAACATCACCCGTGCGCTCAAGCGTCTAGCTCAGAAAACTAAGCTTCCTATTGTTATCTCAACTCAGGTACTTACTTGGAAGATGAAGGGCGGAAACGTAAGCGCAGACTCTATCGGTTACTCTTCCTCTTTTCATCAGGATGCAGACGTTATCTTTGGTCTACAACGTGAGAGCGATAATGTTGACGATACCCGTCTACTGCGAGTAGTGGCTAGTCGTAATGGCGGACTTGTAGATGTTTCATTAGTATGGGATTGGGAAACTGGACAGTTTAGAGAGTTGGAGGCAGGAGACCTATGAAGTACATGACTTACGGTTTCTTTGCCAAGGAGTGGTCTGGAGAATGCGGTGCTTGCGGTACGGAGTTGTTCGCTCCCACACAGGGCGCCTACATCGTTAACCACAGCGCGCACACTCACTCAAATAAGTGCTTAGGTGGTTACTAATGACTTCAGAAGACATGGAAGACCTACTAGACCGTCTAGGTATTGAGGTTATTGGATCTCGCGGTTCAGAGGTTCAAGGAGCTTGCCCAGCTCATTTAGAACGCACAGGTCATGTTGACCACAACCCTTCTTGGTTTATTAACTCAGATACCGGTGCTCACATCTGCTTCAGCTGTGGCTTTAAGGGGGGCTTGTATTCTTTAATCAGTTACACACAGGGTATTGAATACGAGAAAGCGCGAGAGTGGATTGGCGCTGAAGATGATCTGATTGTTAAGTACGACCGAGCTGTACGAGAGAAGAAGAACGAACTTCCAGAGCAGACGATTATCACTGAATCAATGCTTGCCGCTTTTGTAGAGCCTCCAGAAGAGGCTTTGCTCTCTAGAGGTCTCACTCCATCTATGGCGCGGGAGTACGGTCTTCTATGGGATCGTTTGCGCGAGTCTTGGATTATCCCCGTAAGAGATGCTGTGACAGGTTCCTTGTGCGGTTGGCAGGAAAAGGGTTACAAGACTCGTCACTTCAATAACTACCCTAAGGGTATGAAGAAAAACGTTTCCTTATTCGGCTACCAGCAATACTCTGGCGGAGACATGATTGTTGTTGAGTCTCCCCTAGATGTCGTTAGATTGGCTTCAGTAGGCATTAGAGGCGGGGTAGCCACCTTTGGTTGCTCAGTGTCAACGCCTCAGATTAATGTCATTAGAGGGGCAGATAGGGTTATCTTTGCTATGGATAACGATGATGCCGGTAAGCAGTCCAACAAGGAACTATTAAACGCTTGTAAGTCCTATTGGTTTGAGGCATGGTTTTTTGACTATTCCCATACAGACTGCAAGGATATTGGCGGTATGAGTAAGTCGGAGATTTTGGATGGGCTTAGAAGTGCTAAGCACATGCTACATGGAGATAAGGCACTAGTGTGATTATTGGATTAACAGGGTATGCCCGCGCAGGCAAAGATACTGTCGCACAAGTACTTATTGAAAGCTATGGATTTGAACGCGTGGCTTTTGCGGATCCTATTCGTGAAC